AGAATGAATCGTGGAACTGTTGTCGTGGTTCACCGGTATCGGTACCTTCCGAATCGGCACGTCATGGTGACTAGCACGCCTCATCATGTCCACGTCTTCCCCGTAGGCAGGGTAGATGGCCTCATCGAACAAACCCAGCCTTCTCAGCGCCTCATCACCGATAGCGAATGCCTGCCAAAAGGGGAACACCTCAGACAAAGTGATTTCGTCCCTACGCGCCTGTGAGAGTCGCTCAAGGGCACCTGGCTCAAACCAGCAATCGTTCGACGCAAACGTCCACACACTGTCATGCGGGAACAGTTTGATGCCGAGGTTCCATGACCCTGCCACGCCCAGGTTCGACGGCATAGACAACACGTGACTGTTCAACACAGGTTTAGGGAACGCCACCGTGTCCAGTTCACCACCGTTGTCGATGATGAGCATGTCGCGAACAGGGAAGTCGATGGAGTCCAACATGCGCTGGAGTAGGTCATACCGGTTCAGCACCGGCACAATCAGGTTAGGAAGCATCGTGGACCCCTTGGAACTTGTGGCCCTCGAGGTTGAAGTTGACGAACGGGTTTAGTGAGTACACCCTGGTCCCATACTTCTGACCCAACCATTTCTTCATCGCAATCAGGTGGTTGTCGTACAACTGCCATGGTGTGTGACCGGCAGGGTACCCCTCGACCCTGTGCATGTTGTCGATAGTGCCACAGTCAGCACCAACCAGAACAATGTTTCTGGCACCCATGTGTGCGGCCAGATGAATCGACCCGTGGATAGATGACGAACCGAACACCAACTCCCCATCCTTGTTGTGACGTGACGGGTCAAACGATGAGCCCATGGGTTCTCTGAAGGTCAACTCATTGATGACGACGTGCGCTGGAGGTGTGCGACCGAAACACCATTCGCCCTCACCGTATGACGATGTGCCTGGCCAGCGTGTGGAACACAAGTCATGGGTGACGGCCACCACCATGCCAGGGTCATTCAACGATTGTTTCACCGCTGGGTGATAGTGACTGAACAGGTAATACTCCCTCAGCGGGAAGTGTTGCGTGATCAGGTTCGTTGCGATGCACACCTTGTCATCGAAGAACGCGGGGTCCAGGAACTGGATGGATGCACCTGAGCCGAACACCCAGATGGTTTCACCCTCATGGATGTCAGCCAGTTGGGAAAGTTTCACCGTAGTACTCCATGAAGAACGGCAACCAGTAGGTGTCCCACACATGCTCCACCTCGAACTGTTTCGCGAATTCGATGTTGGCGTGACTGATACCACGTGGTTGTTCGTACACGGCCTCGAGGGCCTGAGCCATCGACGACAGTGTTGGTCGCATATAGAACGCCCCTTGCGGTTCGTCCCATAGCGGTTCGCCATCGCAAAGGAAGGAGTCTGGACCGGCCAGGTCAGGTGATGCCGTCCACGATGATGTGAGAAGACGGGCACCACACCCTTGTGATTCGATGCTGGTCACACCGAACCCTTCCCCGTAGGTGACGTTCATGACGGCGTCTGACGCGGTGTAGAACGCGGCCAGATGTTCTGCAGGGTATCCCACACGTAGCAGGGTCGAGTCAGGGAAGATGACCTCATTCTTGTCGAGGCCTATCGCGTCGAGTAGGCGTGGAATGTTGAACCCTCCGAACACGTTTGAGGGTTCCATGTGTAGGTACAGTCGCGCCTCATGATGCTTCTTCTTGAACAGGGAGTATGCGAACAACTGTTCGGATAGGGCCTTGCGATGGAGTATCCCATTTGATTTATTGGCCGCGACGATGCTGACCAAGAAATGCTCATCAGTGAGCCCCATGAACTCACGTGTCGGAACACCGTCGACCTTATATGTCGGGTTATATATCTTCGCGTCGAACGCGTGTGGGGCGTAGTGACAGTCGATGCCACGGTCCTCCATGATGCGCTTGCCGAAGGGTGACATGGCGACCGGTGTGACGTTGTCGCGTTGCAGGAACTCTTTCACCATCGGCGGGATAGTGATGTGGTCGAGTGGGACGTAGGCGATGATGGGGCCGTCATACTTCAGGTTCTTGTACACCCAAACGTCGTACAAGGTCATGATCGCGTGGTTGACCCCAGGGTTCTTGTCTTCCCAGTCTTTCGCCCAGGTCGCGATGACGTCGTCACTGTAGGGCCGGTACCCCTTGGGGTAGTGCATCACGTCACCGTGTTTGGTTCGTATCTTGTCGAACAGACCTTCCAGGCCGTAGTTGGATTGGACGGCGGTTTTCACACCGTGTCGCATTAGACGGTCGACCAAGTACTGGGCTTGGACTCCATACCCCGTACTAGTTCCAGGTGTGTTACTGATAAGGCTCAGTGCGGCGTTCGGAACTCTCTCATGTTTTGGCATGACGCCTAGCATACAGAAAACCCCCGCCAGTCACTGGGACTGACGAGGGTTTCCGTAGTGTCGAAAGGCTAGGCCATTTCGAGGTACTTGATGTGGCTGGAGTCAGTCACAGCGGCACCCAGACGGTAGGTGAACCGGTAGGTGGTCACATCCTGGTTGAAGGCGTAGTCCACAGAAGTGGCGACCTCCAAACCGGTGGTGGCAACCTTCACCTGGTCCCATGCTCCGAAGAACACAGGCTTGGTGCCGGTGGCGATGTTTGCGACGCTGGGGTTCTCATACACGGGGAATCCGAGGATGGTACCTGTGGCGTTGACTGCACCGTTGACACCGTTCGCTCCAACGATGGGTTCGAAGACATATGCTCCAGAACCATCCTTCAAGCGACGGATTGCACCGGCCGTGGAGGTGGACACCATGTAGGCGGCCGAACCGAGGCGACGAACTGCTCCATCGACCGAGAATGCCAATTCCAGCAACTCGTCGGCGGTGATGGCATTCGTGGTCCCGGCCGTAATTCCGCTACCGGCCACTGCAGTTACGGCGGCGTGGATGACGGTGTTGGCACGAGTACCAATAGCGTTTCCAGCCTGGTCGGCGATGGTGCCCTCGATGTCGAATCCAGCATCCATTAGCAGTTCATTCGCGATGGAACTCAAAAATGCCTGCTTTGTGGGCTGGATGAGGAGGCTTGAGAACGTGGGCTGGCTTTCTGCAATAGCAGAACCAGCCGTGTACTCAGACGCGGTCGAGTATGCCGTCATGACGGGGATACGCAAATCTGACCCGCTGGACCTTTGAATGACGTCTGCCACCTCGAGGTAGGGTCCCACAAGGCGTGCCTTGAGGAATACCTGGTCGAGGAAGTCGACGGGAACAGTGTTAGCAGAAGGAACCAGGGTTGCGCGTGACTCAAAACCGAAGTTGTGTTCACGAACCTCACCACGTCCCATTGCACGGAAGATTTCACCGGCGTTGCGGGACTCTTCCTTGGGCATGAACGAACCGGCGGCCTCAGATGCTTCGTGGGCACGCTCTTCGTTGCGACGGGCAACCTCGATGGCCTCGGAGTGACGCTGGTACTCGGCCTCAAGGGTGTCCAGTTTTCTTAATTCCTCAGAGTCGATCGCACGGCCCTCAGACTCGACAGAGTCGATGACGTCACGCATTTGCATGACGAGGTTCGCACGGGTTTCCTCTGAGCGCTTGATGAACTCAGACATTGATGTTTCTCCAATGGTTGGAATGGATATGGGTGTGGTGGCGGATGACGCTCAACCGTTCGGCATCGCTAACGAACTTCCGATGTTTCTATTGTAGACAGTGGTGTGTGGTTGGCGTCAGATTTCTTGTCGTATGTAGTTGACATCTATGTGTCTAGTCATATACAGTAGAGTCATCACCAACCGAGAGAAAGGAACCACAATGACCTACACAACGGAAACCTTCGAAACTGGCTCAGAGTTCTTTGTCAAGTGGACAGAATTCAATGCCGACGGCAGTGTCATGCAACGCAAGTCAGAAATCTTCAGCACCTACGAAGACGCAGACGCCGTCAATGTAGCAACGGGGTCTGACCAAAATCGCCCATATTCAAACCGGCACATCATGGTGAGGCGTCCCGGCAACAAGAATTTCACCATGGCCTTACTGGCCAAGAAAGCATAGGAGGAACACCAAATGCAAACCCTCAAAACAACCTCACTCCAATGTGATGAATGTGGTGCCGACAACGCTGGATGGCCTCAAGAAGACATCATCGTCTGTACTGACTGCTTCGCTGACGAGGAGGCTGAGTAGCCCATGAACACTGCAACCGAAATCGCCTGGACCATGTGGGACCGTGTCTGCCGTATCAGCGGGCATGGCCTCACCGAAGGTCACACCTATCGCATCACTGACCTCCAGTGGGAGGTGTGGGGTCGCGACATGATTCTCAGCACCGCCACCGTCATCGACGCTGACGGCAACCACATCGACATCAAGAACGCTCACATCGCGTTTGACCTCGACGACATCATCTAGAAAGGAAACATCATGAATACATACGAAATCCACGCGACACTAGGGAGGCAGATTAGTGGTGTCACATTTTCTGCACCATCGGATGATCAGGCCATCATGGAAGCGGTGGACATCATCATGGATAGGGCCTACGACGACAAGAGTGGCCCGTGGGCGCTAGGGTCAATCGCGCTTACTAACAGCCAGGGTGAAACCCTCCAAACTATGGAAGCGAAGTAGGGATGATGAACAGCACATTCGACGAAATGGACAAAGTGGTCGACACGTTCTTCAGTGCCATCGACCACATGACAGAAAGCAAAGAAGGGACCATCATGACCAGCGCACGCGAACAACTGCTAGACCTAGCCAAAACACAGAACGCTGACGTGACCATTGGATACGTCGCCTGTGACGACTGCAACCAACCACACACCAAGGTGGAGGTGGTACTGCCTGACGGTTACTCATGGCACTCACCTATCGCTGGGGAGTACTCAGGCATTGGCATCACCTCGGAGTGCCGTCAACCATTCTCGACAGTGTTTGCCGAAGTCCACTCAGTCATCGACTACCCAGTACTGCCTGACACGGTCTACGCCTAGGCATGAAGGAACCCCGCTGACTAGAAGGGAGAAGTCAGCGGGGCAACCCGTCTAGCGCTTCTCTGGCGCTTTCATGACGCGGGTTTCCTTCACTGGGTCATATGATTTGACCTCAGGCTCATCCAACGCCACGACGGCGTCAGCCATAGCACCTGCCAGGTCTTTGATAACCCCGTTCTCAGGGTTACCGGCGACCTTCAGGATTGCCTTCCGAATGTCTTCTTTGTTAGCCATTAAGCAACTCCAGGATTTCTAGTTTCTTCTTCTTGATGGCCAGTAGGTCATCAGCCTTGGTGTCTACCGGGGCAGGCTCAGGTTCGGCCTGTTCTGGTTTCAGATTGTCGATAACCTTGGATAGCAGGTCGACATCCTCCGAGGACATGTCAGCGCCTTCCTCCAGTTTCAGGATGGCGTCAGCCAACTGGTCAGCATCCACATCGGCTGATCGCGCCACACGCTCCAGGCCACGAACCGATACGGTGCCAGCGGTGCCCGCGTATGCAGGCCATGAAACGATACTGGCCTCGATGAGTCGGACACTGTTCAGTGTGCGCTCAGTACCCTCAGGGTTCCATGAGTCACGGATGACACTGAAACCAAACGACATGGAATCGATGTCGCCACGCTTCACCAACACAGATACGTCACGGCCCAGAGTCGTCGGAGCCAAATCAGCGGTCACCTTCAGGCCACGGGCATCTTCCTCGACAGTCATCGTGCCTGCACGGGTCGACGCCAGCACGTTGGCAGGATTGTGGTCGAACAGAAGTTTCACATCGTTGCGGGAACGTAGTGATCGCTTGAACGCGCCAGGGGCCACGAACTCAGTGAACCCACCCAGGTCCTCAGACCGGCTGTTGAACACTGCCGCATACCCTTCGAACCTCAGGCCACCGTCCTCCAGTTCACGGACTTCGAAGTCGACTGGACGTGTGCGAGTTTCTAGTTTCTTCACTGCCTCACCCTTTGCACTGCTACGGTCTTGATTCTCTTGTTCAATTCTACCAACCACGCCCTCAGCATATTCCATCGCACGGCGGGCTGACCGTTTCGACGGGCCAGAACCCCACAGAAGGTGTGCGACGACGCCAGGTGTAGGGTAGTCGTCACTGTCAGGGTTCGCGCCTGGAGCGTCCAGGTCGACCATGTGACGTGCCACCCATGCGGCGATACGAACCCACTTGTCAGGTGTCAGAGAGTCACCACGCGCCATCTGACGCGCCTCAGTGACGGTTCTGCCCTCCAGACCATCACCGGCCAAACCCTGTTCGTAGTATCGGAGGCCCTGACGTGCCGACGCCCTCATGTAAGCCGGTGCAACCAGGTTCACCTGGCGAACGGAACGCTCCAATGGTTCGATTTTCGTGAGCGTCGAAAAGCGATGACCAACAAGTGTGTCTGTGTCATCCCAGTATGAGTCACCGTCATCATCCTGTTCGAGGCGGTAAATCCTGATGAGCGCGGCAGGGTCATCCTCAGTGCCATTGATAGTGAAGTCACTGTCAGGCACATTGATAGAACCATCAGTCACGATTTGTTCGATTTGCCCACGGGCGCGTCCACCTGATGAATTCCATGACACGAAATCGCCCACAGATAGTTCGCCTGGTTCTGCACGGTTTTCAGAACGGCCCTGATAGGTGCCACCTGGTTCCATGTCCTCAGCAACACTGATCGCGACCATCTGGTCGATAGCATCCTGTTCTGTATCGTGACACGCTATGACTTCGCCGTCCTCTTTTACGACTGCCCACGCTGGACAGTCAGGCGACTCATCAGTGATGAAGTAGGGCACGCTAGTCGTTCTTCCTAATATCTGTGACGTGAACAATCAGACCACTGGGTGTGGAAATGGCCCACAGTTCGTCGTCAGGTTGCAAGGTCATGTAGATAGTGTCGGAGTCGTCGATGTGCATGCCGTTCGCGGTTCCCGCAGTAGCAGACCCACCGGCAATCCAGATGTAGTTGTTCGATGACTTCGATGAGTTGTGGAGGACGACATCGTGGGGCATGTTGTCAGCGCCAACGATTTGTTTCGCTACCGTGTCACTCAGAGTTACTTGTCGGTTCACAATGGCCATTAGGTCACCTTGTCTTCATACGGTGCCGACGTGTCCTCAGGGTCGACCTGTGCGACACCCTGCAACTGTACAGACGCCAAGCCGGTGTGGTCGATAGGTGGCAGACCGATAGCCTGCAAAGCCTCGGCAGGTGAGAACCCAGAGTAGACCAGCGCCTGAACCATCTTGACGCGCTCCATCTGAGCCTTCACATCGGAGTCCTCCATGTTGACATTCGCCAACGGCACACGTGGTTGACGCGCCGCGTCGGAGTCGACCGGTGGCATGTCCTCCAGAATGCGCACATCATTGATAGACATGGCACCCATTTGAATCATGCGAGAGTAGGCGTTGGTCCTAGCGTCGAGGTCACCGCGTAGCAGACCCTCGAGGTTGAACCGTAAGAAGGCTTCGGTGCCACCACGGTAACGGTTCATGAGGACAGACATCGCCGATTCGACCTTCGATGCCAGTGGCCTCAAGTTCGTCGTCACCCAGTTACGGTTGTTTTCTTCCACTGACGCGAACGTGTTTGTGCCTGGTAGACCCATGAGGTGTGGTGGAATGTTGAACGCCCTGGCGACATCCTCGACGGCCATGCGACGTGCCTCGATGACCTGTGACTGTTCAGCGTCGACCTGTGTTGGTTTGAATGTTGCACCACCTGTGAGGACACCGGTTCGGTGTGCCTTCTTCCAGGATTGGTGAGAATTGTCAAAGCCGTTTCTGAGGTCAGCGGCCTGGTCTGCCGAAAGCGCCCCAGGGTACTCGATCACACCTGCCATCGTTGTCCCGCTACCGAAAAAGGTTTGTGCCCATCGCTCCAAAGCGAGTGACAGACCGAACGATTCCTTAAGTGCTGACACACGGGAAATGCCTCGAACCTGACCAGGCTTCATCAGGTCAGGGATGTAGATGATGTCATCAGAGGTCAGTGCTTCGGTTTCGCCCTCGACATTAAACTGGAGGAACCCCAGACCGTTGCGTTTCACCTCAACTGTCAACGGGTTCAGTACAACCAGGTTGACGACCTCATTGCGACGATTGGCAAACACACGGATGAATGCTGAACCCTCGAGAAGCATGGAGGTGAACACGGCCGAGTAGAACGCCTCACGGGGCAGGGCAACGTCAGGGTGATTGACCCATTCAGGCTTCGGACGGAACGGTTTGCGTGTGCCATCATCCCTGATGAAAACATCCAGTGGGAGTGTGGACAGTGTGGTGCTGATTAGGTTCACGGCACTGAACACCGCGTTGACCGTGTAGACGGTGTCACTGTTTATGTTTGTGCCAGCGTGTGTGCCGAACGCAATGTCGTCACCGGACGCGAAGATTGATTGGTAAGAAATCCCGCGCTGTTCGAAGAACCTATTGAAAACCATTTATCGTCCCAGGGCGATGCCGACAACAGTCAGGAATACGCCGCCCACGATGATTCCGACTGGAATGGAAATGATGAGTGCCCCAACGGTGATGGCCGTGATTCCTGCAATCTGAAGTATTGATGACATTCCCATAGCCTATCCAAAGAACTGAGGCACTACCTGTTCCATTCTAGCGACCGTGGCGCGGTCAACGGCAATGATGCAGGCCACCGCCGCATCGATTTTCCTAGGACTCGAACGACTCTCTTTCACAATCCTGGGACCTAGGTTGTCTTGTTTGACGACCGCGTTGGCCAGATGCCTGCCCAGTGTGGGGTTCCCGTCGTGGATGATGGAGCCGGTGCCCTCCATGACCATGTCATAGAACTTGGCACAAGCGCCGACCATACGTCTGGGTGAGGTGGATGGATACTCAATAACTGGTAGACCGAGTTCAGCCAGCACCTGCATTGATCGTTGCCACCGGAACGGGTCGCACGCGATTTCGAGAACCTTGGGATGGTCTTGGCAGTACTGGATGATGGTCTGCTCCACCTCAGCAATGTCGACCCGCCAGTCCTCATCGTCAGTGTCCAGGTTCTTCTCCCAGATTTTCACCAACTGAACCTTCACTGGTTCGTCATCCTTCTGAATCGTCGACGCGACCAAAGCAGTACAGTCGCCACTGAAAGACCCGTCAAATCCGAGGATGACTTCCTCATCGGGGCTGATGGTTACGTCGCCCTCACAGGCCTCCCATGACCCCGTAGGTAGCCATGAGAGTGCAGATGATACGAAGCAGTTCATCCTTTTTGTACGAAACTCGGCTTCAGGTGTACGTCTGACCGCGGCCTCGAAGTCGGAGGGGTCATTGAGGTCACCGAACCCTGGGTTTGCCTTCCTCCACGTTTCAGGTTCACTGTGTGGGCCATCATCCTCCCACCACGCCATGAAGTAGTTATCATCGGACACCTCACCGGCTGACACCTTCTTGCCGTAGTTGTACAAGTCGAAGGCGATGGAGTCGCGACCGGTCGAGTCCGATTTCACACCGGCCGTCGTGATCGACACCATGTGTGCCCTGTTGCCACGGGCCGCCATAGACAGTGACATCACGTCGAACATTTTGCGGTTGGGTTGGGCGTGAAGTTCGTCCACCCAGATGGCGCTGGAGTTCAGACCTTCGGCGGCACCTGCCTCGGCAGATAGCACACGGTAGACAGAACCCTTCGCTGGGATTTCGATGGCGTCGCGATACAGTTTCGTCAAATCCCTGAGTTCCTCATGAGCCTCGATGATGCGCTTAGCCTCACCGAACACGATACGTGCCTGGTCGCGGGTCGCCGCTACTGAGTAGGTTTCCCCACCGGCTGGACCGAATATGGTGTCGAAAACTGCCAGGTGACTGGCCAACGCCGATTTCCCGTTCTTGCGGGGAAGGCCTATCAGTGCAGTCTTCGCGATGAATCCTCCAGACTCATCCTGTGCATACAACTGACGAATGAGTTCCTTCTGCCAGTCACGAAGTACCAGTTTGGAACCGGCACGGCCTGACACAGAATCCTTCGTGATGACTCCGAACGTGTCGATGAAATCGATCGCCAGTTCAGCCTTCTTGAACGTGGCACCCTCAGGCACGGGTGTCATCCACCGTGGTGGCCACGATTCAACGTCTGGCATAGAAGTCATCTATCACTCGTTTCGTTCGAACGTGTTGCGAGGAAGGTCTGTCAGCCAATCTTCTCAGACACTCATCACGTCCAGGGTCGACGACTGTCACTCTGGCGTTGTGCATCCTATAAATTCTGGACCACTCAGCATCAGGTTGGGTGTGAACAATCCACACGTTGCGTCGACTAATCTGCCCTATACGCAACGCTTCTTTGACGGCGACCTTCCGTGCTGACCGTGCAATCTGCCTGACCTCATCTGAATAGTCATGTACCTCGATGTCGTCCACCACCATGGCTGATGCAATCAAGTCCATGTCGATGACGATGTCGCCAGGTAAGGCGTTCTCAGTGACGAACGTGGACTTGCCTGCACACGGTGGCCCACTGATGACCCTGATCATGAGTCAGAACGTGCCAGTAGTTCTTCCAGTTTCGAACGCGCTTTCACCTCAGCGACACCTAGGCGTGAACGGTCAGCGGGTGTAAAACCAAGCAAAGAAAGGTTCGACACGATTTGACGGTCGAGTTCTCGGAGGCCACGTCGCATACGCGGGTCATCGGTTTGCATCACCTGAATCCTCAGGTTCCACCGTTCGTCCACCATTTCACATGTCATCAGAAGGATTTCCATGTCAGTGTTCGGACTAATCCAGGTGGCACCTACAGACCAGACACGGTCCCACAGTTCACGGCCGTGAGTGAGTAGCGGTCTGGCAGGGTCAGGGATTTCGCTGATCGCGGGCAAAGCCTGGACCTCACCTGGTTCTGGCAGTGGACGTTTGCCAGGGTTGCCTAGCATGCGTTTCTGTTCGATGGGTTTTGGAGGTCGACCGGCAGGCATCAGAGTTTGACCGCCTTCTTGCCGGTCATCGCTTCCCAACGACTGATGATGACATCACAGTACCCTGGGTCGAGTTCGATGACACGTGCCTTCCGGTTCAGTTGCTCACAGGCGATGATGAGTGTCCCAGAACCACCGAAGGCGTCGAGGACTACCTGACCGGTCTTCGATGAGTTCGTGATGGCGCGGGCGAAAAGTTGCACAGGCTTCTCAGTGGGATGGAACTCATTCCGTGAGGGCTGGTCATACTCCCACACCGTGACCTCATTCGTAGGTCCAAACCATTGCGCTGATTCACCACGCTTGTACGTGTACAGACACGGCTCATGCTTGGGCATGTACTGGGACATGAACGCCCCGTAGTGTGCCTTGAGTTTGTGCCAGACAATCTGTGCACGAACCTCGAACCCGTTGTTCCTGACGGCGTCGTAAGCGTAATGACCCTTGCCTGCACCAAACCATAGATACATGGCGGCGTGAGGATTGCTATACGTGTATAGAAACGGAACAGCCTCAGCGAAAATGTCGACGGCATCGTTCTCCAACTTCTTGCGCTTCGTAGCGTTATGACCACCCTCATAGTTGACACCGTATGGAGGGTCAGTGACAATCAAATCTGCTATACCGTCATGAAGCAACCGGTTATACGTTTCAGGCACAGTCGAGTCACCGCAAATAAGACGATGCTCACCCAACTGCCACATGTCGCCAGGCTTAGCGTCAGGGTCAGGTGACGGTTCAGGTACCTCATCCTGCACAACCTCATCCAGAGTCTTCTCGGCAACCAAGTCAAACCCTAGGGCCTCGATGTCGAACCCTGCCTCATCCAACTCCAGCAACTGTGCCGATAAAACCGTTTTATCCCACTGAGCCAACTCAGCCGTTCGGTTATCGGCAAGCGCAAACGCCTTCACCTGATCGCGTGACCAATCCGACGGAACACGAACCACGTCGATGTGTGACCATCCCAACGCGGTCGCCGCCTGCACCGTTCCGTTACCAGCGACGATGACATTCTCAGATGTGATAACCACAGGCTTGCGCTGACCGAACTCAGTCAGGGAACCCTGGATGGCTTCGAGGTTTCGCTGGTCATGAGTCCTCGCGTTCTCAGGGTCAAACGTGAGTTCAGAAATCTGCACCTTCTCAATCTTCATAATTTCAGCCTACCTCCAAAATCAGATAATTTCGCGACATCATACGCCTGGC